TAATTTTATTAAACAACGACTTGAAACTGGAGGATCGAAATGACTACCACTGAGCCCACTGTACAATGGTCGCAAGACCAGATGGTAGAGGTGCTTCTCAATGAACCTGATGATTTCTTAAAGGTTAGGGAAACTCTTACAAGAATTGGTGTAGCATCAAGAAAAGAAAAGAAATTATATCAAAGTTGCCATATATTACATAAGCAAGGTAAGTATTATATTGTTCATTTTAAGGAATTGTTTGCCCTTGATGGTAAACATGCTAACCTTACTATCAATGATGTTCAGCGTCGGAATCGTATTACTCGTCTTTTGGCTGATTGGGGTCTCATATCTGTCGTTAAATTAGAAGATGTTGCAGATATTGCACCACTTAACCAAATTAAAGTTTTAGCTTATAAAGATAAAGGTGAATGGATATTAGAACAGAAGTATAATATTGGTAAGAAAGTTAAACCAGCAGAAGATACTTAACTTTACGAAAGTCTGGAAAAAAAGTGCTTGACATCTAAATACTTTTGTGTTAGTATGAAAACATTAGAAGTACACTGGAGGTAAAATGCACAATTTAATCTCGTATAATAATCTCAAAGCATGGCCTTCATATGAAGAGGCCAATGGCACAGATCAAGTAGCGGAATACTTTGAGTGTATCACTGACTGTGCAATAGATGACAAAAGTTGTATCAGTGAATGCAGATTAGTTTTAGATTAAAGAAAACCGAATAGAATGGGGAGGGGTTCCACACCCCTCTTTTTAATGCTTACTTGTATAATTAGTAGTGTACGCCTTCGGGGTACAAAATTCACACTCGCTTAATAAGGAGAACCATGACCACACTAGCACGATACCATTCTGCAAATTTTCCTGATCTACTTGACAGGATAACTAAGAATAGTATAGGAATGGATGATTATCTGAATAGTTTTTTTAATTCAGATTTTCCACAATCAAATTATCCACCATATAATTTAATACAATTAAACAATCATGAGTCGAAACTCGAAATCGCACTTGCGGGCTTTAAGAAAGATGAACTCAAAGTCTATACGGAGTTTGGAAAACTACATGTCGAAGGCAAGAAAGAAGAACCAAAAGTTGATGGAGAATTTGTCCACAAAGGATTGGCCCAACGCTCCTTTGAACGGGTCTGGACGGTCTCCGATGATACGAAGGTTGGATCCGTCAAGTTTGAAGATGGATTATTAACAGTGGAACTAAATAAGATAGTACCCGAACATCACGCTCGTAAAGAGTATCTTTAATTATGGCTTTATCTCAACAAACATTAGACCATCTACTTGAAGCAGAAGGTAGTCTCAGAGCAGCAGTTAGATGTGCTGCTTCGAGTGAAAAACCTTTAGTGATTACTCAATTATCTCAATTACTGTTGGATGTTGAAAGGGTTAGAGAATTTGAAAAACTGCAAGACATTGTAGATGCGGAAATTGAGAGGAAAAGAGAGTCTTGACAGACTCTCTTTTTTTGCTTATAATATAAGGAGGTAAATATAGACTATGACGGTAAAACTTGTTCTATTGAAATCAGGGGAAGACATCATCGCTGATGTTACAGAGATGCGTGTAGGAGAAGATAAAGATGCAAAAATTATTGGATACTTTTTTGATAAAGCTTGTATTGTAAAACTTAAAGAAGGTCAAGACTCTACCGAAAAGAAATCTGCTTTTAAGATTTCTATGTTTCCTTGGATGCCTTTATCAGCAGATTCAAATGTTCCTGTTCCAGCTGATTGGGTGGTAACGATAGTGGAACCTAAAGACCAATTAAAAACAATGTACTTGGAGGATGTAGTAGGAAATGGCAAAGACAGTAAAGATAGTGACTCTGGTGAGTCAACAACTTCTGATTAGTGAGATTGAAGAAGTGGCAGCTGTGGTTCCAGGTGAACCAGACTGTAAACTAATTAATCCATATATTATTAAGAATGAACTCGTTTTAGAACCTTGGTTGCTTAATGTAACTAAAGATGATATATTCCTTATGAGTTCTGACAAGATTCTAACTCTTGTAGATCCAACTCCCACTTTACTTGAAAAATATCAAGACCTTATAGCATGAAATTCTACACCAATGTTCAACTAATCGGAAACCAGTTCTTGGTCCGAGGAGTTGAAAATGGTAGAAGGTATGAACATCGTGATGAGTTCTTTCCAACTCTATTTGTCAAATCAAAAAAGAAGACTAAATATAAAACGTTGAATGGGGAAGCAGTTGAATCAATTAATCCAGGCACGGTACGGGACTGTCGTGACTTCTATAAGAAGTACGAAGATGTTGAGGGATTTGAGATATATGGGAATGACAGGTATATTTACCAATATATTTCAGACAAATACCCAGAGGATGAAATCAAGTTTGACATATCTAAAATTAAGCTTGTTACTTTGGATATTGAAACTACGTCTGAGCAGGGTTTCCCTAATGTGGAATCGTGCGTCGAAGAGATTCTGGCAATCACAATCCAAGACTATACAACTAAGCAGATCGTTACTTGGGGAAGTAAACCCTTTAAGAATAATAGGAATGATGTAATATATCATCATTGCCCCACGGAGTATGAACTATTAAGTTCTTTTATTAACTATTGGATGCAAGATGTTCCAGATGTGATTACAGGTTGGAACATACAGATGTTTGATATACCTTATATTTGCAAACGTCTTCAGAGAGTTCTTGGCGAGAAATTGATGAAGAGGTTCTCGCCGTGGGGCCTCGTAAGTGAAGGTGAGATACATGTGATGGGACGTACTCAAATTGTATTTGATGTAGGTGGAGTAACACAGTTAGATTATATCGATCTCTATAAGAAGTTTACTTATAAGGCACAGGAGTCTTATCGGTTGGATTATATTGCTCAAGTAGAGTTGGGACAGAAGAAGTTAGATCACTCTGAGTACGATACTTTTAAGGACTTCTATACAAATAATTGGCAGAAGTTTATTGAGTATAATATAATTGACGTTGAACTTGTTGACCGTTTGGAAGACAAGATGAAACTGATTGAACTTTGTTTGACTATGGCATATGATGCTAAAGTTAATTATAATGATGTGTTCTATCAAGTGCGGATGTGGGATACCATCATCTACAACTATTTGAAGAAGAGGAACATAGTCATTCCTCCTAAGAATAGATCTCAAAAAAATGAAAAATACGCAGGTGCTTATGTCAAGGAACCGAAACCAGGAAAGTATGATTGGGTTGTTAGTTTT